GTTTCCGAGTCGTTTCAAAAAAACCGGTTGACCGATTTCCTTTCCGAAAGTTGCATCGCTTACAAGATGCGACGAGATTGTCCGGCTCATCCGTTCCACCTTTGGAGATTGGTACGACATGATCGACCGTGTCTGCATCGTTGCCGCAATACTGGCAAGTGTGAGCATCGCGAATCAGGATTGATTCACGAATCTTCATCCAAAGTCTTGTGTTTCCACCTGTTGCGCGACTACTAGCAGTACTCATCTAGTCCACCTCTCGGCTGTGTGTGTGGCTGTGTAGCTGTGTGTGTGTCTGGATACACCGGTGGCCATTTTTTATTGCCATCCATGCTTAAGTAGATGCCGGTAGCCATTACACATTGACCCATACCGAGTTTTAAGATAGGCCACTCCCATTTCAATTTGAGCATAACCGTTTAGATATTTGACACGATTGTTTTTCATCTGGATAAGACCGTAATGCGATCCGTTCTTTGCCCTTATGTTCCATCCAGATTCTTTAATGACGATTGAATAGAAGCATTGAGTCTGTTTATAATCGATGATGATTGAATGAGCATAGAGCTTAAGATGATCAATGTTGGATGCAGCTTCGGCATGAGGAGCCCCAAGCGATGCGATTAGGATGGAGAGGCTAACAACAGGCCGGAGGAGTCTTTTTTTTATCTTTATCTTTTTATCATTGAAAGAGTAATAATCATTCTCTTTCGTGACTATTCTCTCGTTCTCGGCCTGTACCTGTCCAGCGTACATTACCAAGTCAAGCACATCGGTATAAGTCCTGTTCAGAGCCGTGTGGCGATATGTCCACAGCCCTGTGGATAACTTCTGTGGATAACTTTTCATCGATCTAAAGCTATCGATAGCACTCGGCCGATGACCAGTCCGACCAGTAATCCGATCATGAATGCGCTCATGACTTGCCCCATCCTTTGCCCTTGAATATGGCTGGAGTCGAGTCGTATAGCCTCTCCATAGGTATCACGCAATAATCACAATAAGGCGAACGTTCAAGCTCTCCCATTGGCCGTTTGATTGTCTGGACTCTTGAGCAGACTTGACACTTGTATTCATAGATCGCCATCTAAGTCCTCGACTCTCGCTATTCCCATGACCTCGCACTCGACGCATTGAACGACCTTCAAGTCCGGCGGAAGATTGTCCGTGACGATGTGTGTGATGTGGATTGTTTTCTTTTTACACTTTCGGCAATTAGATCGCACTTGCATAAGAGCTCCTCACCAAGTCCTCGATTGGATTAAGATGTTGTTGTGTAATCCACCAGGAATCCTGTCCGGTGTTTTTGAATTTGTTTTTCTTTGCAGCCGATACCGGAATCCAGCCAGCGATGTAATACTCTGGAGATTTACCTACGACAAGAACGGCCACGTCATCGTCTCGATCGGTTGGATAGATGATGAGACTGCCATTGATGTATGACGTCCACTTGACCTCGATTGCTTTGCCGACGTCGGCTTTGCGCTTTCCTTTTGACTCATTGATGTCGAAGTCGAGTCCGAAGTATTGAGCGACCAGTAACTCGGCAGCTAAAGATTCGGCGTATTCGGTAGTCTGTTCGTGTTTGTTTAGCTTTGTGTTGTAATGAACCGTGACGCCTAATTGCTGGCCGTATGCGAATATTACTTCACCTGCTCGCTTATGTACAGCCCACTCATCGGCTTCCGAGATTGGCAGTCTAATCATGTGGATTCTGCCTATGCGCTCGACATAAATAGATCATGAGCTCTGGCGGATTGCATTTAGCAAAGCCAGCCCCTTCGGCTGGCTCGACTACTCCGCAGATTGAACACGTCTCTTCGCCTTGAATGATGTCCTCAAGATTGACCCAACCTTCGGCCGTGTGAATCTGAATCCCGGCCATTAGTTAGTCATCGCAACTTCGTAGGCTTTACACGAACGACAATATGACGCAATTAGGAGCCATTCCATTTGGTTGAAAGTGACCAATCGATCCGATTTTTCAATTTCTTTGCAATGATCGCAGAACTCTATGGCGTAGCCTTTTTTCATTGTCTGCCCCATTGTCCATCGGAGCCAAGAACGTGCCAGTCTGGCGGACATTGATTGGATTTTAGTCGCTCTGTGCAGAAGTAGCCGCCCCAGCCTTTGCCAGCCTTAGATTGACCCTCTTTCCAGACCATCGCCCCGTGTGGACAGCGTGGAGCCGCTGGAACAAGTGTTCCACCGAGTCCAGTAGCAATTTCCGCTACTGCGCTCTTTATCGTTGGAATGCCGTCGGCCTGTGGATCGAAGTTTGTCGCCCAATAATCCTTGTCCTGTTCCGATTCCTTGACAATTTGTGAATCTACCTTTTCGACCTGCTCCATGTTCTGCAAAGTAGGCCGTGTATCTGATCCGAGAACTAGGCCGATTGCGCGTCCGATTGCCGATGTAGCTGTATCTTCGACAAACCATTTTTTCATTCCGACGTTGTATGTCTGGACGTTGCCGAATGCCATGTCTGTTCCTGCCGGATGTATGTCCTCGATGTCGCGCCAGACTTTGCATTGAATAAGGACGAAACCTTTGTCGGCGTTAAAATCTAAGACGTTTGTTTCAATGCGTCCAGTTGGATATGTAGCCCAGAATCGTTTGATGCGTGTAGCTACATCTTCGTAGTTGTCTAAGAATCCCATTAGTTGACCTCGCTATCTTGACGCTTTGAGAATGCGCGGCCACGTTTCCAGCCGTCTCGCTTTCCGTCGTTATATCCCGAAGAGTAAGCTCCGAGATAGATTAGGCCAGAGCAAAGTATTGCTCCGAGTAAGGTAAAGATTATATCTGTCATTTTGTGCTCCCGTTTAGGGATCGACGTTCGCGCTCCCTAGTTACAGGATGGCACTTATCGCCAGAGCTTGCAAGATTAGAGTCGGCGTGTCTATTTTTCGAGAAGCTGAGAGATAAGCGTGTCAAGCCTCGACTCGATGCGATTGACTTGATCTTTAAGACTTGCCCCACCATTGGGAGCAAACTCCCTCATGATGGATTTCACGATAAAACGCATCGACGAATAGATCGCTGTCACGACTGAAATTACTAGGCCAATGACTAGGCTCCATTCGCCTAGACTCATTTTCTACCAAATGCGCCATCGTTAGGATTGAGCCATCGGATTATGACTGGCAAGACCGCAGCTAGACCAGCACCGAGAATCGCCTTTGGATCGGTGACTCCAGCTAGATAGACGGCCAAGCATGAGGCCACGAAGCTTCTAGACCAAGATGCGAGAATTGCCTTGAGTTCGTTCATTTTTTCGCCTTCCCTTTCGCTGGATGTTTTATCTCTAAAGCTGGAAAAGTTCCACCGTATGCGGAAAGTTTAGGCCTAGCGTATCCAACTATCTCGGATTTCGTCCGTGTCTTAATCATGACCATTCCGCCGTTGCGTTGATCTCCCGTGCCGGATGTGTTGCCCTCGATGAGCATGACGGCATTACCGAGAACCTTTGCAACGATTCCGATGTGAGAGATGCGATCAACGCCGTCATGTGGAAAGTCCATGAAGCATAAATCGCCAATTTGAGGATTGTCCTCAATCCATCGGCCAAGCTCTTTCATCTTATGCGCCCCGATTGCAGTCGAGACCATAGATGGAATCTTGACTCCAGCCTTGTCATAGACCCAATTTACGAACGAACCGCACCACGGCAGACCGTCGGCCTTTGTGTGCTTTCCGTACTTTGTAAGATTGTCCGGCTCTTCGACATAGCCCACCTCTTCGAGTGCAACCTCAAGAATGCGAGCTGAAGTTCCGATCGGATAGGTCACTTCGACTCGAATTCGATTTGTTGAATTCTCATCTCTGCCCAGTTAGTCGCGGCCTCTTCGTACTCTTCGACTGTGAGCTCATACTCTTCGCCGTTAATTGTCGCGACCATTTTCGGATTCTCTTTTTTGCATTGAGCAATGAGAGATTCAAGAGTTATTTTCTCTGCCATGTTAAGCCACCTGATAACAAAAAGCGAGAGTGAAAGAATCCGAAGTAGTCCACGTCATCGGAATGGCTGCACTTTGGGCAACTTGATCTACATAAGTTCCGCTGGCTCTTTGTACATATAAATCGACGGAAGTATTGTTTCCGGCATTTTGTACTACGTAGCCGATGAAAGTCTGCGATGCAGAGGCATCCGCCATTTTACAAAATGAACTCAAAATCGGTGTTCCACTTGCCACTGAATTCACGGGAAGCCCGACTCTGATGTTTCCTGTGACGCTGCTTGTTGTTCCCAATGTGAAATCTACGACGACAAAGACAATTTTTCCAATTTGAGCATATTTTGTATTAGAGAGTGTACCGTTACCGATAGTCCAGCCTGATGTGGCTGCGGGAGTGTAATTTGTCCATGCTCCAAGAGTTGTCCATGTAAAAGCCATGTCCGTCGCGGACGTCTTAGCTAGATATTGAGCAGTCGATCCGCCTTTAAGTTGAGCCATCGATGTATCGACGCCCTGCCCGAATGTGTTAAATTGTGCCGGAAGATTCGTGACCAAGTCTGCGGCGACTGGCATGACCCAGCCGAAGTTAGTTGTCGGATTTGCCATCTGTTTTCCTTTCTAAACTACCGAAGTGATTGCGTGTGCATAGTCAAGCGTAGGCGATAAAGTGTTGTAAGCCTCTAAGACACTCACTTGTTGCCATTGGATCGCTCTTAATGAGTAAGCCAAAGCCGAGACATTAAGCGTCAAAGAGACGTCATTGTATGAAGCCTGAAAAGTAAAGCCCTCGACGAAGCCTAAGAATGGCGATTCCATGTTCGACGGTAGATTGTTAATTCTTACTGGAGCACCAAAGAAAATTGAGATGAGCTTGTCACGTCGGACGTCTGTGATATCAGGATTGCCAAGTCCGAACCGAATCGAATTGAAGTTTGGAACTGGATTGGCAAAATACTTGAGAAAATAAGCGGCTTGTTGCTGTGCGTCGGCAAGCAGACTCAAAGTTGTGTTGACCGTGTAGCCATTCTGGCCATACAAGGCGATGGATGTATCATCCGATGTCGAAGTCGATGATGTTCCGCCGACTCCATAATTGACCGTGATTGAGTTTCTGACATCTCCGACGCTCATCTTTGTCTGTAATCCTTGACCGATGGCGTCATTGGCAGTTAAATCGATGTAGCCATTGGCGGCTAGATAATCCACGCGCCGAGTCGAATCGGCATAGCAGACTTTCCCAGTTGCATCTTCGTAGATGTTTCCCAATCCTGAATTCGCGACTGTTGAAGCTACGGAATAGACATTCTGTGGATTGACTGCTCGTGCGATTTGAAGATAATCGCCCGGAACGTCGATCGTGCCCCATCCCGTCGAATATGCGTAAGTCTGAGAACCGGGAAAATTGGCATAAGAAATATTGGCAAGCGGCGAACTATAAGGGAAATTGCTGAAATCGTTGAGTGCTTGCTTGATCTGGTATCCGTCATAGTCTGAAGATAAGCCGCCGCCTGTGAGTTGCCTTTGTAGATTAGCCAGTCCGCCATAGGCGACAATTCGAAGCTCTTGAGTGACTGCCGATGTTCCCACTTGTGAGACTGTCAAGGTTACATCCGAGACCGCGCCGCCGAAGATTTGGATATAAGTCGCGGATGAGTTTTGAAGCTCGATCGAGATTGTGTCATTTATGTTGATGTCAGGATCGGATTCGTTTAAGAGAACGATTGTAAAATTGCAGTAGGAAGCTTGAGGCTGTTGCCATATAGTCGTTCGGCCACTTGTCATCGATAACGTTGCGAGAATGTAATTCGTCGAAACTGTACCGTTGACCTTGATTCGCCAAACTGGAGACCAATTACTCATCGACTATTCCATCGATCGGGAGTTTTGCAAATTGACTGCTCCGCCCATACCGCTTCGATACGATTGATTTAAGGTCTCGGTAATGACTCTCGCCGTACCTTCCGAATCGATGGCTCCGTTGACTGTGATGTTATTGACGACGGTTGGAGTTGGCGTTGCAGTTTGAATCTTTGTATAGTCGCCCGTTATGCCAGTTGTTAAACCTGGACCTTGATAAGGACCAATTGTCGGAACTGCGGTAATCATTATCGGTTCGACCGGAATGACCGTCGAAGTTGAAGATCCTGAACTTGACCCTGAACCGCTGCCACTTGTATCCGGCATCTTGAGCGATACTGCTCCGGAAGCTGCTAGGTTTCCGATGTCATTTTGTGCGTTTTGAGCCGCGTCGTAAGCGCCTTTGGATTGTGTAGCGGCTCCACCGCCGGAGCCGATGAGTGGAATTTTGTCGATATCTTTGCCAATTTTGACGATGTTGATTCCGTCGATGACTTTGTTGATTGCCGTGATCGCGGCGTTTATCATAGGTTTAAGCGCGCCGAGAATTGCTCCGATGACATCGATGACAACTCCAGCGATGTCACCGATGACTTTGAACGCTCCACCGATAACCGTTCCTAAGAATGGCGCAAGAACGCGAATGATTTCGACGAATGACTTGAAATTGTCCATGTTGTCTTTGATAGCTGTTGAAATATCTTCAAAAGCCGATTTCATTCCGTTAAAGACTGGCGTTAAGTGTGATTTGATAATGTTGACGAAATCTGAAATTTTAGTTGTAAGCCCACCTTTGTCGCTGGAGAACGCATCCGATACTTTCTCAACAATTGGAAGTATGTTTTCCGTAAAGTAGCCGACCATTTTTTGAAGTATTGGTAAAAGTGCCGTTCCGATAGTTTCAAGAGATTCATCGAATGCAATTTTAAGACGATCCATTCGTCCTTGAAAAGTCTCGGCATTCTTAGAAGCTGAACCGCCGAATAATTCCGAGAGTTTGTTTTGAGTCTCGGTGAATGTCATCGCTTTAAGCTCGGCGGCTGACATTCCGACGCCAAGTTTTCCAAGAGATGCGCTGTTGCCGTCGTAGGCTTTGCCGAGTGCATTGGCTACGGCTTCCAACGGCTTTCCAGTTTGTGCGCTTATGTCTAGTGCAAGATTGAGAAGCTCTTGAGCCTTTGTCGAATCATTTGTCGAAAGTGCCAAGCGAGACAAGGCTGGACGAAGTTCGTCGTCTGTAACTCCAGTTGCCAGAGATGTTTTAAGAATCTGTTCTTCAATTGCGGCGATTTGTGTTTTTGTCGCTCCAGTTGCATTCTCTAAAGCTGTGGCCAATTTGACTTGAGATTGTTCGTCTGCCATGGCTGACTGGACACCATCGACGAGAAGCTTGCCGGCATAGACCGCGGCGGCCGCCCCAGCCGCCGCGAATGCTAGTCCGGCTTTTTTGCCATAGTCTGAAATCTTATCGCCGAAGCCTTCGACTTCTTGAGATCCGTCTGTAAGATTCTTTTTGAGATTGTCAATATCGGCAAGGATGGAGAGTTTGAGAGTACGTGAACCTGCTCCGGCCATTTAGTTCCACTCTTTCATGATCTTATCGAGTGCATTTTCCCACTTTGCCACGATCTCCGGTTGCAACGCGCGCAAAGTTGGATAAATAAACCAACCTGTCGAACCGCGACCCGTTGAACCTGACCAGATTGGAAACTGTTTCAATTTGTTAGATCCGAACTCTGTTCCGCCCCAGAGATCCTTAGTAGTCGCACCGCCTGAAAACTTTTGTCCGACATAACCGAATGAAAGCTCGCCTATCTTTGACGACTTGCTTACCTTTGAACCTTGAGCGATTCTGTCTGCGACTGCGCCTCGACCAGTTGCCGCGCCTTGAATCTTGCCTTGAACGAACTCGGCTAAAGCTGACGATTCACGCTTTGCCGCATCGACGGCCTCTTCGTCCATCGCTTTAAAGCCTTTGAGAATAGATCGCAATTCTGCTCGATCATAAGTTATTTTCTCATCGTCCATTCCGAGTCTCCAATATCTCAACGGCAGTTAAGAGATCCTCGGCACTCTCCCAATAAGACATTGGGATTCCGGTAGCAATAGCGACCTCGATCAGAAGTCGGCTTACTGTTCCGGCGGCGTGACTTTTGGGTCTGCGTTTTCCACCTTTACATCTGCGACGGTTTCACACCATATCTCAAAGCTTTTGACCGGTAAGCCGGCCGATTCTCTTTTCATTGCATTCCAAGCCAAGAATAAGAGATCGGAAATACCGATCTTGTTTCCAGCTTGAGAGATGGTGTGACCCGTCTTGTTTTCCCACTTTGCCCACTCTGGCGGCTGCGCCGTGTATGTAGCGACGTCGCCAGAGTTGAACTCGATTGTTATTGGCAGTTTCATTTATTGCTCCCGTTTCTGCTAGTTAGCTAAATGTTGCGACTGGAGTTCCAGAGACAACCATTGACCAGTTATCTGTCTGCGCATCTGGCGCAGTTCCGCCAGCGTTAGGAAATACTGGAAAGACGTTAAGTGCGAAGACTGCGCCTGTTGTAGTTGTAAGTGAGACTGCAAGAGTTGTATTCGGTGCGCTACTAGCGGCCGTCCACATAGCCTCAAAGAGTGATGATGCAACGCCCCAATCGGCCAAGAGTGCAACCGTCAAAGTCCATTGATCGTCGATGTGTTTGTATGCCTTTCCGTCAAGTGTTTGATAAGTCGTGATTACTGGAGCGTTCGAGAGAACGACTGAAGTTGTTTGTGCGTCATAGTTGACCGTCGCGAGTGTGAAGGTGATCTCTCTCGCCGTGACGATTGTTGTTGCCATGATTGTGCTCCTTAGATTGTCTGTTGTGTGTAGTAAGTGGAGACCGAGAGATCCGCGACGAGTAAGTTACTCGCCCCTACTGAAGTGATTGTCGGACGTTGAACGTCGCCGACGACGTAACCTGTCGGCATAGCCGCCAGAATGCTGATGATGAGCTTTTCTAGATTGTCAAGTGCGCCAGCGTTTGAGTTATAGGCAACGGCGGCAGTTACGACGAAATTGATTTGAACTCGAACCGTTCCCGATCCAATTAAGTTAGGTGATAGGTAAGGCGAATCCGGAATGATGACAACGGCTGGCGGAATGACTGCCTCTGGTACGGATGAATAAACCGATGCGACAACTCCAGAGAGTGCAGTTGCAAGAACGCCTCGGACGTCGGTTGCGATTGATGTTGGAGCTGGCATTACATGGCCATCGATGAGACGTCAAGATAAGGCGATAGCAGTCCGACGACTCTATTCATAAGTGATCGACCCATGCGGAACGGAGACGGAGCAAAGTCAACGCCTTCAATTTGTCCGCCCGGTGCGACGATGGATTGAAATATCTCCACGCTGACTAAGAGAATTGCATTCTCTACGGCCGGGATTCCTGCGTATAAAGTTAGAGCGTTGCTTCCGGATAAGTAAGCAACGCCCGCCGGAATGACTCCGCGAGCTGTGACATCGGCGTTGACTTTCGCGGCTGAGAATGTATAGATTGAAGAGATGTCGTCCGTGATCGTAACTGTTGCGTTAAAGAGTGACGGAACGCATCCAGTCACGACGACGGATTGACCCGTGACGAATCCGTGTGGCCTTTGTGTTACATAATAGGCGACATCGTTTGTCAGATAGACGCCAGCGACGGCGGCTTGATTGGCAACCAATAACGGCAGGATTACCTCTTGCGAGCTTTCGATAATTGAATCCAGATAAGCATCCGAGTAAAGAGAAATCGAGACGCCAAGAATGTCACGGAGCTGTGTAGCTGTAACTAGATTTGGCATCTCGATTCCTTTCCCTCAACTGCTCGGCTAGATACGGGAGCGCATCTAGCCGATGATTATTTTTAGGTGAAGTTGAACAAGTTTCCACCGGCTGAAAGCTTTGTAGCGATTGCACCGTATGAATTGAGCGAGATCTCAACTGTTCCGTCGGATGGCTTGTTGACATCTAGGCGGAAGTTTGGAGACTCATACCAAGTGAATGAGCCCGGCTCAAGAACAACCATTGAATCATCGGCTGTTCCTGTGAAGACGCCTGAGTTGTCAACGTAGAAATTAAGGCCAAGAACTAGACCGACCTGTGATTGACCGTTGACTGCGCCAGCCTGATTTGATGGAAAATAAGCATTGAACAACGGTGTTCCGTTGTCGTTATAGCCCATGATTTTCGCCCATTGTGCTGGAGAGACGAGAAGATTGCGCGCGAACTTTTGAGTTCCTGCATAGATGGCAGCGTTTGATTCTGATACGTAACCGATAAGTCCTGCGGCAGTTAGTGGCTGAGCAGTTGTAGCGGAAGCTGCATCGGCTTTGATTTGTGTTGCGACGGCCTTTGTCTGTGAAAGTGCCATAGCTGAAGCCATAATCATGAGAAGCTCATTGAAGAACGCCGGTGAGCTGCGATCGATGATCTCTTGTGTGAGAATGTTGCGTCCTGCGTAGCGGCTGATAGGTACTGAAAGATACTCGGATGTGACGTTTGTATTTGTTACTGCTCCGCCTTCTGCAACTGCATCAACGACTGCAACCTGTGTGATTTTTGGAATCTGGAATTCAAGACCTGCGTCTGGAAGTGTTCCACGACTAATCGCGTCGATTGCTCCACGAGTTGAGTTTGAGAGACCGTTGACGATTTCTGTGAGCTGACGTGTTGGATTGAAGCCCGGATTTGTAGTACCGAGATCATCATTCGTCGCTGCGATGTAGATTGCTGAATCTGAATTTGGATTGAGTGATGCTTTGATTGAGTGCTCGACCCATGATCCCATGTCGACGACTGGTGAACGTGGCTTTGTGTAGTGCAACGGAGCACTTCCGAGATTAACGACTTTGGAAGCTTCAACCGTTTCGGCTGTTGCTTCGGTAACGGTTGGAGTTGTTTCCACTTGCGTTTCTCCTTCGATTGTTGGATTTGTTTCTTCTGTCTCCGGCTCTTCCGGATCAGAATTTTCACTTGCCGCGATTGCGACTTTTGCGCTGGCAATAGCTGGATCTGTAACGAGTGAGACCTCTTTGAGATTGCTCGCAGTAATGACAAGAACTCCATCGATGTTCTTGTACTTGTCGGCCATGACACCGACTGAGAATCCATCGCGCAGTCCGGTAGATGCCTCGACAAGTGCATCGCTTCCGGCTGTTGTATTACCGACGGAAAACACGGCATCGATGCCTTCTGTGCTGACGATGTAAGATTTTAAGAATCCGATTGGAGATTCGCGGCGATGTTCAAGAAGTAGCTTCGTCGATTCGCCGAATGTAATTGAGTAAGGCTTGAACAAAGTTGATCCAGCCGATGTCGCTCCCTCTTCATTCCACGTCACAATTCGACCAGAGATTTCGCGTTTCGGAAAATCTGTTGCCGTGACTTTGATTGAGAAGTTGATGTTCATTGGATTTTCTTTCATGGTGACATATCCTCTTCCATTTTGATTTCATCGGCTGTTAAAACTCCTATATCGAATAAAGTTTTGTACACGTCTGCGCGCTCTTTTGCTGATCCGCGCAAGTAATCATCTAGATCAAAGCGAACTTCTTGAGAAGCTGGAACGAAATCGTTGGCCATTCCAGTCATTGACAGACGTTCCTCAATTGCTGTCATAATCGGACGCAGCGAAAAGTCGATGAGAGATTTTCTTTGCGATGATGCGTTTGAATAAGTCATCGATGCAAGAGAATCGGCGTCGACGTAATAAGCCGGAATGCCAGAGGCTCTGGCGAGTTCCGTTGCAACGTACGAACGCGCTTCGTTGAGTTGAAGCTTTGATGGATCAAAGCCAACCGCTTCCATCGTCACGTCTGCATTAAGAAAAGCCGTTGAACGATTGCGACGAGCTGCGCCCCATGACTCCAGAAGTTTAGCTATGCGATCGGCTGGAAGTGCTGTTCCGTTTGATTTTAAGACCATCGCTGGAACTGGCTCGCGCGCATACATAACCGCGGCGCGCTCTAATTCTGCTCCGGCTTTGATTGTTCGACCTGCGCGATGCAAGATTCCCTCATCGTTGCCGTAGAAAACTGCAAGTGATCCAACGCCTGAATCGGGAACGGGAACTCCATCGATTGTGTAATACTCAATCTCTGTTCCGAGTGAGTTGGTCATAATTCCAACGCGAGTCGGATCGATTCTCTCGGCCGAACGGATGCGATACGTGTCTGCGTAAATTTCAAGGATTCTAAGATATCCGTATCCATGGAGAAGCAAGTCCTCGCAAAGAAAAGCGTAGGTTGCAGTACCGGGAATTCGTGGATCCGGCTGATTGATAACTCTCGGCGGAGATTCCACGCGAGCACCGTCGGCCTTTGTGCGAACCTTTAATGGGATCGATGCAACCGATGAGCAAATAATGTTACGAGCGCGCGCGCATACTGGAACGCTCATAAATTCGGATCGTGTAGCTGTTGTACCAGCCATTCCGAAAAAATTGAATAGGGAGTCCGTAGTATTGACAGGCGCGAGAGATGCCTGTACGTCATAGACGACAATTGGAGCGGTTGTTTCGATAGTGCGAGAGAATAGACCCATGCGCCAAGTCTAAACCTCACCTATACATCTAGCCGACGAGAATGTCCACTTCCGTCTCTGCGCGTGTCGCAAAGTGTGTCGCGAGAGCTGTGGCAACGGCCGCGCAGACGGCGACACTTGAGGCGCGCCTTCCTATGATCCAGCCGCCATCGCCCATTGGTAATCGAACGGCCGATAGAATCTGTTTGGTGAGTTCTGCATTTTTTCCGTGAATAAGTCTCTTAGATGTAATTGCTCCGAGAAGCTCATCGCAGCTTTGGCCATATTCGCCAGCGATTTCATGGATTGGAATTCCTGCCGGCTGAAGTCTGGCGGCAACGGCTGAAGCTGTTCTCTTTGAGTAGGCCACGAATTCGATTGGATATTTTCTGGCATAGGGAGCGACGTCGTTGGCGATTGCTTTGTCATCGAGTGCGATGGGATTGTGCCAAGTGTGGAGAAGCTTCACGTTGAACGTGTCGTCGTCATTTCTTTGAGCACCGACCAACGCTCCATCTCTTCGATCGGGAGACAAGTCCAGTCCGAACCACGTCAATTTCTCGACGTCAAGCTCTACCGAATCCACGCCGCATTCGTTCCACTCTTTAGCCGGTATTGCTCCTGAAATTGTGTTGACCCACCTACATAACACTTCGGTTTGTACGACATCCGGCGGATCATTGAGAACGGCTCGGATATTATCGGCGTGAATAGTGTGGCCGAGTGCTGGATTGCTGGCGACCCAGTTTCGCTCATCGGTAATCTTGTCAGAATAAGCCGACCATTCGAAATAAGCAATTTCATCTTCTGCACCGGCGGCCGAAGCTTGACCTCGATCTTTAAGTTGATTAAGAATCAGGCTGTGTTGATCGCCAGCGTTTGAGAACGTCCAGAGTTGAGGATTCTTTGCCGCCATCATGGTATATCTCATGGCCGACCATGCTTCGGTATCTTTAAGCTGGCGAGTCTCATCCATGTACACCGTCTCCGGCTTTGCAAAGCCACGAGCTGCTGCATTCGCCGCCTTTACTACATAGCGCGCACCGGACTTCAATTCTATCTCTTCGGATCCATGAGCCCAGCGAATTTTCTTAACCTCGCGAGATAGATCGTGATTGCTTTCAATGATGTTGACAATATGGCGAAAAGTCTCAAGCGATGTTGTAAGGACGTGAGCTGAGCCAAGTTGCAACGGCTCTTTCCAGAGATACATTCGTCCTAAAATTGACATCTCCATAATCGTCGATTTTCCATTTTGACGGGCGGCCACTATGCAGACAACGGGATGTTTCCAGCGTCCGTCCGGCTTTACTTTAAGAGAATGCTCGAAGACGAATTTCTGCCAAGGCATTAGATCAACTTTGAGCTGAGAAGCAAAGTCAATCAATTCTAAGCCTCTAGACGGTAAATCGTTGAGTTTTGAGTGAATTCTAGGCGTTCCTGAGCCGATTAGAGCGTTTGAATCGGGAACTATTCCCTCTTGCGCCCTGTTCGCCTCTGGTACGGCCTTGAGAGCCCTTGTACGCCCTACTGTGGCCTTAGTCATGGCTAGTCGATTCGTTTGTCGGTGAAAACGGAAAAG